AAGGAGGGAACAAGCTGACCGAGATCCCTCCCCTCACCCGGCCCAGAACGGCACTGCTTACCCGTATGTCAATACCGTTGTGCCAGAACAGTATTCAGGTTCCCCTGATGAAGCCTGGTCGAATACGCTACTCCCCCAACCTGATTCGGTATGGCAGTCAATGGACTGGGCTGCTGGCCTGGTTGAGCGATGGGAGCGCGATGAAGCTTTCACCTGGCCCAGACTTCTCAGCAATCCGCACCCTGATGCTGTGGGCAGCTATGGCTGGCAGGCGATGGAGTGGGCAGAGCGACGCAGGCTGGATGACAGCAGGGTCCCTAAGGCGCAGAAGCGCCTGCGTGGTTTCCAGGTGCTGCGCCTGGTGGCTGGATTGCAGCATGACTCGCATGGGCGCCTGCTGTTTGGGACCAGGTTGGAGTCCACACCTAGGCAGCAGGGTAAGAGTGTGGGCCTGTCTGAAGAGGCGCTGTGGCGTGTGCACTCTGGCGAGCTGTTCGGTGAGGAACAGACTGTGATGCACACAGCTAAAGACTTGGCTGTGGCGCGTGAAGTGCAGCGAGCTGCGCGCTTGTGGGCTGGCGACCAGGGAATGACTGTGCGTGGCACTCACGGACAAGAGGAAATAGAGCGAGCTGATGGCAGCCGCTGGCTGATCCGTGGGCGCGATTCGGTCTACAGCTACAGCGCTGGCTTCGCCATTGTCGATGAAGCGTGGTGGGTGGACCCTCGCGTGGTGGATGACGGATTGGAACCTGTCCTGGTGGAGCGTGAGAGTGGGCAGCTTCTGCTGATCAGCACTGCGCACAGGCGCGCCACTGAGCTGTTCCCTGAGCGACGCAGGGCAGCTATCAGGGCGCTGGCTTCTCCTGGTCGCACCACCCTGGCTGAGTGGTCAGCAGCGCCTGATGCTGACCCTATGGACCCTGTGACGTGGCGCCAGGCCAGCGCCTTCTGGTCTGAGCGCAGGCAGGCTTTCCTGGTCGATAAGGCAGGGCGCCCTGGCTGGCAGCAGCAGTGGCTGAACATCTGGCCTGAGCTGGTGGATGGGGCGCCCCTGAATGCGTGGCTGAGCAGGCACCAGCTAGAGCCAGCGCAGCAGGGCAGGGTGGTTCCCCAGGTGGGCACTGTGGCCCAGGTCGCTGTGGAGCTGAGCGACACGCACAGGGCCTGGGGTGTGGCTGCGAGCTGGACTGACACGCAGGGGCGCGTGGTAGTGGTCACAGACTCTGGGCAGGGTGGGCTGGAAGCTGCGCTAGTGGTAGTGCGCAAGTGGGCTGAGAAGTGGCCTGGTGGGCGCCTGTGGGCGCACCAGGCGACTGTGGCGCGCATGCCCCCAGGATTCCCCATCGCCACTGTGAACATGCGCCAGAGCGACGCAGCGAGCGCCACAGCCCTGTTCCGCGACCTGGTGCTAGAGCAGCGCCTGAAGCTGTCAGGTACTGGCCTGGCTGAGCAGGTGGAGCAGGTTGTGGTGCGCACTGTGGATGGGCGCGAGCTCATCGACCAGGCCAGGTCGCGTGGTCCTGTGTGTGTGGTGAAGGCAGCTGCGTGGTCTGCGTGGGCTACAGCCCTGGCTGGTGCTGAGAGTGCTGCTGTCTTCTAAGCAGCAGGCTTCATCTAGCCACGATGAAGCGCAGCGCTTATCGTGGGTGTCGGTAACGCAGGGCGCATCCGGGCGCACAAGCCTGGAAGGCCAGCCCTAGATGCGACCCTCGCGCACTATCCGCACCCAGACACGCAGCACCTATGCGCGCACTGGTCTGGACTTCCTGGTGAATGACCCTGATGGCTTCCCCAGTGACTACCCACCTGGCGACCCACCTGGCCTGTGGTGGTATGGGCTGGACTCTGGTGGGGGCGCTTATCCGATTGGGCCTAACGGACCTTTCAGCTCTGGCACTGCTGGCGCTGTCCCTGCTGTCATCCGAGCTACAGCGCTCATCACTGGACCACTGACCAGCGCGCCCTTCAGGGCCATGGCTGGCAACCAGGCGCAGGACTCACCACGCTGGCTCACTGACCCCATGCTGCTGCGCCCTGACGCGCGCTACCCAGGGCAGGTGCTGCCTGAAGTGCGCCAGCTCCCACGCTCGCTCTTCTGGGTGGAGTGGTTGCGCTCTGCAATCTGGTGGGGTGTGGGTGGCTTCATCTGCACTGAAGATGCACTGGGGCAGCCACAGCCAGGGTCCATGTGGAATGTCCCCAGCAGGCTGCTCACCACTGAGCGTGACGACAGGGGCGCCCTGGTCTGGGTGCTGGGTGACACAGGCGCACAGGCCAGCGAGCGAGTGGTATTCGACAGGGACGGGCGCGCCACTATCGGGCCTGTGCGTTATCGCGTGGTGGTGCTGCGTAACCCTCACTCACCTGTGGACCAGGAAGGGCGCAGCGCTGGTGTGTTTGCCATGTCCCCCAGTGCCTTTGGCCTGGCTGCCCAGATTGACAACTACGCGCAGGGAACCTTCCGCACTGGTGTGCCTGCTGGCTATCTGAAGGTGCAGACACCAGGACTGACGAAGGAAGCAGCAGGAGCGCTGAAGAGTAGCTGGATGGCAGCGCATGGTGGCGACAGGCGCAGCATCGCAGTCCTGAACGCCACCACTGAGTTTCAGCCGCTGAACCTGTCGCCTGTGGACGCAGCCCTGGACAGTGTGAAGCGCCTTAACCTGGCTGATGTCGCGTTCGCCTTTGGGCTGGACCCTGGCACTTTGGGTGTGGGACTGGCGAATAGCGCCACCTACACCAACGTTCGTGACACCTGGACTAACCATCGTGACTTTGGGCTGGCGCCCTGGACTGCTGCAGTGGAAGACACCCTGAGCGCACTCATGCCAGGCGCGCAGTCCGTGAAGGTGAACCTGGATGGCTTTGCGAATCCCACACCAGCAGAGCGCTTCTCAGCATGGCAGGTGGCGCTCACTGCAGGAATCGTCACAGTGGATGAAGTGCGCCAGGCTGAAGGGCTGCCACCCATGCCAGCAGGCGCTGCCCCTGAGCCACCCACTGACACAACGGAACCCGACCCAGAGGAAGAGGCGCAAGATGAGTGAGGAACCACACCAGGGGCGCGACCACTCAGATGGCTTCCTCCTGCTGCGCTGGATCGCAGGCAAGCTGCGCGTGTTCCGTATCCGTAACCTTCAGGATGCGCTGAACCGGGGTGGACCCTTTGAGTAGCCCATATGTGACCCGTAGCCAGTGGGGTGCTCGCTCGCCTAGCAGCAGTGGTAACAGCCTGACTGGCTCAGGCAAGGGTGTGTGTCTGCACTGGGAAGGGCCAGAGCTGGGAGACAGAAACCACAGCGAGTGCGACAACCTGATGCGCTCAATTCAGAACTACCACATGGACACTCAGGGCTGGTCAGACATCGCTTATAACCTGGCTGTCTGCACTCATGGCTACATCTACGAGGGGCGCGGCAAGGGTAAGGGCAGTGGCGCTAACGGCACCAGCGACGCTAACCACAACTACCCCAGCGTGTGTGCCCTGGTGGGAGAGAATGACCCACAGCCCAGCGCGCTAGATGACGGCATCGCTGATGCTGTGGAGAAGCTGCGCGGCTGGGGTGTCGGCTCAACCATGAAGGGGCACAGGGACTTTGTGAGCACTGCCTGCCCAGGCAGCTCCATCTACAGCAAGATGAAAGACGGTCGCTACAGCGAAGGGAATGATGATGTGAGCAAGCAAGATGTGGTGGATGCGCTCAATTCTGCCGACGGCCAGAAGGCGCTACAGAAGGCCATCTGGTCGATGACTACCGTTGACACAGAAGGCAACCCAGAGGAAATTACCATGCGCAATTTCCTCCGTTACACGCATGGAAACACTGTGCGGATCATGGACGCTGAAGGTGGAGAGTCGGTGCGTGATGGCAACCCTGCTGACTCCTGAGCTGCCTGCGCAGTACCTGGCGCAGATGCAGGTGCGTACAGCCACAGTCGATGCGCTGGACGTTGACCAGCGCCTGGTGGAGCTGCGAGCTGTGCCCTATGGGGTAGAGACTCGCCTGTCTTCCAGGCTGGTTGAGAGCTTCCACCCACGCGCGTTCGCTAACGCGAGTAAAGACCCAGGAAGGGTAAAGCTGTGGCTAGGCCACAGCACCCAGGGTGGGCAGCTCGTGGGCAGCGCTGAGCTGGTGGAAGACAGAAGCGATGGTGTCTACATCAGGGCGCGCGTGTCGTCCACTGCTGCTGGCAGCGACCTGCTGACGCTCGCCAGGGATGGGGTGCTGGATGAAGCATCAGTGGAGTTTCAGCCCATCCCCACGGACATGCAGGTCACGCGCAGGGGTGACGACACAGTGGTCAGGCACAAGCGCGCGCGCCTGCTGGGTGTGGCGCTCGTGCCACATGGCGCCTATGGACGTAACGCCATGGTGCTGTCTGTGCGTGATGAGCAGAGCGACAGGAAGCGTGAAGAGCTGCTAGCGACACTGCGCGCCCTGACTGCCTAGCCAGGAAGCGCCGCACAGGTTTACCGTGTCATCAGCGCCCCGCACCATGCAGGCCACGCGCCCCACCTAGCTCGCTAGGTCCCGCGCAAGCAGCCAGGCACAGAGTGTCCCGCGCAGTGGAAACCATCACTGCGCCTAGAAGGGACGCACCCTAATGCCTACCCAGACCCATGACCGTGTGCTGGACGAGCTGCGAGCTGAGCGAGACCAGGCACGTGATGCAGCTATCGCCCTGGCTGAGTCCGAAGACTTCGACCCCACCAGCGATGCCTTCACTGCGCTTCAGTCGCGCAGTGAGTCGCTGGACACCCAGGTGCAGCGCCTGGTCACGCTCTACGGTGCGCGCGATTCAGCGGATGCGCTGGACGGGCGCCTGTCACGAGCTGCCACGCGCACTGAGCAGCGCGACCAGGTACAGCCCAGCATGAGCTGGGGTGAGACCTTCACGCGCTCAGATGTCTTCAGCACCTACCCAGGGCGCGGCACCAGCGCGCGCATCCACATCGACCAGGACCCACAGACCAGGGCGCTGCCTACTGGCCTGGTGGACCTGCTCGCTGCTGGTTGGAAGGGTGGGACCACGCAGGTGGACACCACTGCGCCCACCACTCCCACACCCCTTCTCGACACGATGCCTAACATCACTGTCAGCTCTAACAGCATTGAGGCTGTGACCTTTGCGAAGGTCGCTGGTGGCGCTGCTGTGGTCCCTGAGAAGGGTGCTAAGCCACCTGCCGAGTGGGCGCCCACTGTCACCCCAGCAACGCTGGACACCATCGCTGTCTATACGCAGCTCA